GTCGTCGAGGCTCTTGAACTTAGACTCGATATTTGTTGGTGCGGAGCTAGTGGTAGCATTACCGTCGAACCCGCGTGTCGTTCCACCCTCAGTGGATTCACTCTCATCACCTTCCAGCCAATCATTGATAATCTTTGAAAGTATATCATAGGTCTTAGCTTCATAAAGATCATCAATCACTGGAATAGCCTCTGCCCAAGTGGCAGCCTGCTTATTGTCTGAGGAGAGTGGTGATTGCTTTCCTCGAGGACGGACTTCAGTAGTAGCCCACATACGTCCTGGTGCCTTAGTGCAGATTACCTTAACATCACGACCATCAGTCGGATCGGTGATATCTCCATAATCTTCATCGAGCATAATGTTTAGCAAAGATTGATAAACTGTCTTACCAAAAGACCAGACTCGAACGCCCTTATCTTCTTCACCACGAACGATTACTGGGGCATAATAACGAGCCTTGGGATACAACTTCTTACAAAGTTCATAAGACTCTTTTGTACCCTCATCCCTAAGAGTGGTAATCAACTCCTGAACGGGGTCTGGATTACCAAACTGATAAGGTGCTAGAAGACCAGGATTATTCCCAATGTTATAATAAAACCAGCGTTCTGAAAATGGAAGTCCATCCTCATTATCACTGAATGACATAAGGCGAACTATAGTTTCTTCGCCCTCTTGTGGACGCCAAAGTACATTTCGGCGTGAATTGTTGCCAGATAGTTGGCCTAGCTTCTTACGAAGCGCATCAAAGTTAATTGCCATTTTTTCTCCAAATGTTTAATATGCAATGTTCAATTGTCTTGTGTCTGTAAGGACATTAATAGTATAAGCGTTAACAGTCAGTTTTTCAAATTATTTTTTAGTTATTTTTGCGCCACCAAAGGCTGAAGCGTTTGCCTTCTCGGCATCCTTTCGTCTTTTCTTTCTTTCGCCGGATGGACCCATACCCAGAGGTACCATTGGTCCAGGAACGCCTCCAGAACTTTGCTCATCATGATGACTCTCATCATCATCACCTCTCTCATCCTCAGCGCTAAAATCAGGTTCACCCAAAATCTCTTCTTCTATTAAGAGCCGTATAT